ACATTAAAGGAGGAATAATAAATGTCAACTTCCGTAGGCACATTCCAACCTAATACGTTACAATGGAGTGTACAAACAAAAGCAACAATAGATAATACTGCAGGTAATACTGCACATTTTACCTGCACTGGCTTTAAAGTTGTACACCTTCATGCTGACCAAGAGTTTCTAATTAACTTTGGTGCTGCAGAGGCAAACTGTGGTGCTAATGATTTAGAACTAGAGGCAGGTAATTACACTCTTGCAATACCTGACGCTGTTGGTGACGCTGTTATAATGAACATCTTAGCAGCTACTAGTGACAACGTAACTATTAAAGTAGTACTATCATAAAAAAAGTGTAACCCTGATATAAATGCATATCGGGGTTGCATTATTATCTATAGTATGGTATAACTAACTGTGGTATAACTATCTCTGACATAACAAAAAGGAGATAGTGTATGTTTAAAAAACTTATAAAGTTTATCCAAAAGAGTCAACAAAAGAAAGTGGCTTTGTGGCAGTTGCAAAATATGACTGACAAGGAGTTACAAGATATAGGAGTAAGTCGTGGCGAAATCTACAGGAAAGTCTACGGTTAATAAAGCTGGTAACTATACACAACCAGCAAAACGTAAACGTATATTTAGCAGAATTAAAGCAGGAACTAAGGGTGGAGGTGCAGGTCAATGGTCTGCACGTAAAGCCCAGATGTTAGCTAAGGCTTATAAGGCCGCAGGTGGAGGATACAAATCGTGAGAAGGTATTTAAGAAGATTGTGGTGTGCGCTTACTAATAGAAAGTGTCACGAAGACTGTGATTGCTGTTAACGTGGCAAAAGCTAAATCTCAACAAAGTCTAACTAACTGGACAAAACAGAAGTGGCGTACTAAAAGTGGTAAACCTAGTGCCAAAACAGGAGAGCGTTATCTCCCTACTGCTGCTATTAAGTCTCTTAGTGCTTCTGAGTATGCAGCTACTTCAAGAGCAAAACGAAAAGGCAAGGCGGCAGGTAAGCAGTTTGTGGCTCAACCTAAAAGTATTGCAAAGAAAACCAAACGATTTAGAGTCGCTAGGGGTGGCATGGTAGGATAAAGTATGGCGCATAGTATTATTGATGACTATAAAATATTTCCACGACTAATGATGTTAGTAGTTACTATATTAACATATCAATCTGTACATTGGTACATGTCTTTACCTGATCCTTCTAATGGACAAGCAGGACTTGTATCTGTATGCATGGGTGCATTAACAGGTTGCTTTGGTATCTGGATGAACAAAGAAGCAAAAACTGACAGAGGTGGTACTAAGTAATGTCATGGTTATGGCGTTTTTATTATTGGTTACTTTCCAAGGTCAAGAATACAACACACAAAATATGTACTTTAGAGATATAAACCGTTGTAATTATTTTGCTGAACAAATAGAAAAAGGAAATCGTTTACAATCTGGTGGGTATATATATAGGACAGATAAGATAGATGCTTATTGCTTACCTAAGATGGTTCCTAAGAATACGGAGTTTTGGGATTAATGTATGTTATAGTACTAGTATTAATACAAGTGGGGCAGCATAGGATAGCCTCAGATCAAGTATTGTATCCATCAATGGAAATGTGTGAAACAGCAAGAGGTATTTTAGTTACACAATTAGAAGCTAGTAAACCTACAGAAGAGGCTTTCTCATTTTCTAAATGTACAAAACTTTCTTTTGAAGCAGATAAAACAAAGGTAACATTATGATTACACTACTTGGTAGCTTATTAGGATTCGGTACTTCTTTCCTACCTGAGATATTAAATTACTTTAAGGCAGGACAAGATCACAAACATAACCTTGAGCGTATGTCGCTTGAGATGGATATGATGGCAAAGCGTAATGAGCTAAAGCTAAACATAATAGATAAGCAAGCAGAGATAAAAGAAACAGAAGGACTGTATAAACATGATAGTATGGATGCAGGAGGTTTTATTAACGCATTACGAGGCAGTGTCCGTCCTGTCATCACTTATGTTTTCTTTGGCCTTTTTGTTGCCATTAAAGTAACAGCACTTATATCTCTCATGGATGCAGGTAATGATTTAGGTAGGTCACTGTCTTTGATTTGGGATGATGCTACAAGTGGACTGTTCGCAGCTATAATTAGTTTCTGGTTTGGTGGTAGAGCAGTATCCAAGTATGTAAAGACATCTATGTAAGGAAGTAATATGGGATTTAGTCTTAGCTCACGTAGCTTAAAAAAATTAGAGGGAGTTGATAAAACTCTGGTAGAAGTTGTTAAGGAAGCTATCAATCTAACTAAGGTAGACTTTGGAGTTACGTATGGCCTCAGAACCTTAGAGGAACAGCAGAAGCTGTATGACTCAGGTAGATCACAGACAATGAAGAGTAAACATCTTGATGGTAGAGCCGTAGACCTTGTAGCATACTTTGGTTCTGACATATCTTGGGAGTTAAATGTGTATGATGATATCTGTGATGCAATGGCTGAAGCAGCCAGGAGACACACACTATCTGTTAAGTGGGGAGCAGCATGGTCTGAAGGTGATATTAGGATGTACACAGGCACAGCAGAGGATGCTATGAACGCATACATAGACCTACGTAGATCACAAGGACGTAGACCCTTTATTGATGCCCCTCACTTTGAGATGATGTAATTTGGTGGCTAAACAATTAATTTGATAAAGCAGCAGAGGTAAGATAGTGAACCGCCCATGTTCCCCTGCAAATTAGGATTGATATGTCTATACCTGAACGAGTAAAAACCAAGATGAAGAAGGAAGGACTCAAGGGTGTAAACAAACCTAAAAGAACTCCCAAACATCCTACTAAGTCACACTGCGTTATGGCTAAGGAAGGTGATACATATAAGTTTATTCGTTTTGGTCAGCAGGGTGTTAGTGGTGCTGGTAAGAACCCAAAGACTGCAAAAGATAAAGCTAGGAAGAAAAGTTATTACGCAAGACACAATGCACAAGACTCTAAACCTAGTAAGTTATCAGCTAGGTACTGGAGCCATAAAGTAAAATGGTAAAAAAGAAAGACCCTAAAATAGGAACAGGTAAGAAACCTAAAGGGTCTGATCGTAGGCTGTACACAGACGAGAACCCTAAAGATACAGTATCGATTAAGTTTGCTACAATGGCTGATGCAAAAGCTACAGTAGCTAAAGTAAAACGGTTAAAAAAACCTTACGCAAGAAAGATTCAGATATTGACAGTAGCTGAACAACGTGCTAAAGTAATGGGGAAGACAGCAATAGCAAATGTCTTCAAAGCAGCTAAAGCAGACTTGCGAAGGAAACACAATGCCGTATCTAACAAGTAACATACCATATTTTAAAGCATGGGTAAGAAGAGAGTATACAAAGAATTTAGAAGAATATCACGGAGAGTTTCTACATTGCATGGTAGTGGCAGTAACGACAATGCCAAACAAGACTCTCAGCTTCCAAGTTATCTTTACAGGATGCGAAGCAGACGAATTGGAAGAAGACCACAACGTACACGGAGGGGCGATGTGGGCGAGGATGCCACTGACAGCACTAGTAGCTGACACACCCTACGAGGAATGGCCTAAAGAGTTACCCCCATTTATGGCCCAGCCTTGGGATTGTATGTCGCACACACACAGTGTGTACAAGATAGAGAGAGCTAGTCCTGCCCCTTGGATTGCCAAAGTAGATGGAGAGTTCTATCCTGCCAAATACTATTTCACTGTTGACTATACTGACAATGAAGTAGCTGACGATCCTGCACAACACAAACAGTCTCATGTACTTGAGTTGTTAGATGCTGGAGAATATACAGGTAACATGGTTGCGTTACCCAATAATAGAGTGAGAGTAACTCATCCAGCTTGGTTTGAAACAGGAGAAGGTGCTCCTGACTTTAAACCTAACCAACACACATATAACTCTAAGGAAGATGTAGAGTATGTATGGGATACACAAAGAGTATTTAACAATTTATATAGTGAGGAATAACTATGAAAAAGATGAAGAAAAAAGGCATGGCTAAAGGTGGAGCTATGAAGAAGAAAGGCTACGCCAAGGGTGGTATGCCTATGACTACTGTTGATGGAATGAAAGTACCTAAGTTTGCAGCAGATGGTAAGGGTGCAAACGATATGAAAAAAGGTATGAAGAAAGGTGGTATGGCTAAAAAAGGTTATGCTATGGGTGGAGCTAACATGAAGATGAAGAAGAAAGCCTATGCTAAAGGTGGCAAGGTTATGACTTACAATCTAGGTGGTATGGTTAAATCTCAAACTAACAATATGAAAAAGGGTAAGTAGTAATGGCTTCTTATAAAGACTATAAATCAGTATCAGCAGCTAAGAAAGCTGGTTCTTTATATTTTATGGGTAAAGATGGTAAAAAGAAACTTGCAGTTACTGCAGAAACACTTAATGCTTGGAAAAAGAAAAACAAAGGTAAGTATAAAGGTTCTGCTCTTACTGCTTGGGCTAATAACAAAGGTAAAAATATTAAACCTTCTACATCCCTTAGACCTAAGAAAAGACCTGGCTCTGGATTATCTTCTACAACTGGTGCTTCTGGTCCAAAAACTAGAAATCAAAAAGCTAAAGCTAGAGAAGCAGCAGAAGTAAAAAAAGCAAACAAAGAAAATAAAATTGTAAGAGAACAAAAAGGAGGAAGTGCTGCATCTATAAGAAAAAACGTAGAAGCAGCTTTAGAAGAAAAACCAAATAATCCAGCTTATAATAGGATGACTGCTGCAGCTAGAAAAGCTTTAAAAGAAGGCAAACTAGATGATGTTAAAACTCGTGCAGCTAAAAGAACAAAAAGATAATTATAAAATAGTGGTCAACCCACAGCAGCCAAATAACGTGGTAATACCACAGAAGGATTTTTAAAATGGCAACAACTACACTTACTCAAGGTATTGAGGAATATCAATCAGACATTACCTTTGGTAATGGCATAGACGTAACAGGCACTGGTGCATTTAGCGGTGCTGTTACTTTACTTAAACCTATCAGTAGCATTACTGATGCAACACAGACAGTAACTGCAGCAGAATCAGGTACAGTGTTCTCACTGAATCGTGCTGGTGGTATTGTCGTAACTCTACCTGCTGCTGCTGCTGGACTTAACTATAAGTTCCACATTGGTACAACAGGCACAGGTACACTCACAATTAATGCAGCTAGTGATGCAGATACTCTGCAGGGCGTTGTGATGATTATTGACAAAGATGAAGTAGGTGGCATTGCTGCTTTAAACGAAAACATTGATACACTGGCATTTTGTTCTCCTGCTGCTGCTGATCACCAGTTAGTTATGAGTGCAGATACTAAGGGCCGTTTTATTGGTGGTATGGTTGAGTACACCTGCATTACTGACTCTAAGTGGGTTGTAACTGGACACCTTTTTGGTGACGGTACTGTAGCAACTCCATTTACATAAGTTAGGATATAATTAATGGCTAACTCATTAGGCACATTCCAACCTAATACGTTACAGTGGAGTGTACAAACAAAAGTAACCGTAGATAATACTGCAGGTAACACTGCACATTTTACCTGCACTGGTTTTAGAGTTGTACATATACATGCTAATCAAGAGTTTTTAATTAACTTTGGTGCTGCAGAAGCTAACTGTGGTGCTAATGATTTACAATTAGAAGCTGGTAGTTACTCTCTTGCAATTCCTGATGCTATTGGAAATGCTGTTATAATGAACATCTTAGCTGCAAGTAGTGATGATGTAACAGCAAGAGTTGTACTGTCTTAAGAACATTGCAATCCCAACATACCGGGGTTGCATTATTGTCTGTTTTAATTTAAACTAAAATATGTAAAACTATCCCCAATGCAATTAAAAGGAGATAGTGCATGTTTAGAAGGTTAATTAAATTCATACAGAAAAGTCAAGAACGTAAAGTAGCTTTATGGCAGTTAGAGAATATGACTGACATGCAGCTAAAAGATATAGGAGTTACTCGTGGTCAAATCTACCAAAAAGTCTACAGTTAATGCGGCAGGTAATTATACTAAGCCTAGTATGCGTAAACGTCTTGTGTCTTCCATTAAAGCTGGAGGCAAAGGAGGTAAGCCAGGGCAGTGGTCTGCGAGGAAAGCACAAATGGTTGCAAAACAATATAAAGCAAAGGGTGGTGGTTATTCATGAAAAGATATTTTAAAAGATTATTCTGTGCATTGTTTAATAGAAAATGCCATGATGGATGTGACTGTTGTTAAATGGCTTTAGCTAAATCACAAAAAAGTTTAAAGTCATGGACAAAGCAGAAGTGGCGTACTAAAAGTGGCAAGCCTAGTGCTAAGACTGGTGAGCGTTATTTACCTACTAAGGCTATTAAGTCTCTTAGCAGCAGTGAGTATGCCGCTACAACCAGAGCTAAAAGAAAAGGCAAGGCAGCAGGTAAGCAGCATGTACCTCAGCCTAAAGGCATTGCAAAGAAAACCAGAGCCTACAGGAAAGTAACATGAACATTAATACAAGCTACGTACCTATAAACTATGATAAGGTTGTTCCTGACTGGCCTAATTCTAAAACTGAAAGAGTAGAAGAAACAAGAAGAGCATCAGAGATTAGAATAGAAAAGATTAAGAATGATACTGCATATGCTTATCATCCTGTTAATAGACCACACAGACAGGGTGAAGTAGTAAACTTTATGATAGCTTAAGGATTAATATGGCACGTAACCTTACAGAAAAACAACGCAAGTTTTTAGATGTACTATTTGAAGAAGCTCAAGGTAGTCCAGTTAAAGCACTAAAGCTTGCTGGTTATGCTCATGGTATTTCTTCTACAAGTATTCTAAACTCTTTACAGGATGAAGTTGCAGAGCTAACTAAAAAGTTTCTTGCAACACGAGGGCCACAGGCTGCATGGTCTATGATGGAAATACTTAATAACCCTACAGATTTAGGTAACAAAGAAAAAATGGCAGCAGCTAAAGACTTACTTGACAGGGCTGGCTTTGTTAAGACTGAAAAAGTGGAAGTTAAATCTGAAAGTCCTCTGTTTATTTTACCACCAAAAGAAAATGAAGATAACTAAACAGTGGGAATTACCACCACCAGAAACTACAGAGAATGGTTTTGAGTGGTATCCTGTCGTTAGAATAGGAAGACACATACCATTTGGTTATGAACAAGACCCTGAAGACCAAGACATACTACTACCAATAGAAGATGAACTAGAACTGTATGAAAAAGCAAAGAAGTTTTTAAAACAGTATAGTTATCGTGATGTAGCAAACTGGCTAAGTACTCAGTCAGGTAGGTATATATCTCATGTTGGTTTAATGAAAAGAGTTAAGATTGAGCAAAAGCGTAAGACAGCAGCTTCAAACAAACGCTACCTTGCCCAGCGATACAAAGAAGCCCTTGAGAAAGCGGAGAAAATCGAAGCCAGAATCCAAGGTAATAGAGAAACCCCAAGTATCTCTTGAACCTGATATTATAGAAATACCAAGAGAGGTTATCTTTGAACCTAATCCTGGACCACAGACAGCCTTTCTAGCTTCTACAGAACAAGAAGTACTATATGGTGGATCAGCAGGTGGTGGTAAGAGTTATAGTTTAGTTGCTGATCCTGTTAGATATTTTAACAACCCACATGCAAGTATGTTACTTGTTAGACGTAGTACAGAAGAACTAAGAGAACTTATAGCTGTATCTAAACAACTCTACCCTAAAGCTATTCCTGGAATTAGGTTTATGGAAAGAGACAAGACTTGGGTAGCACCATCAGGTGCAACACTCTGGATGTCCTATCTTGATAGAGATGATGATGTTATGAGATATCAAGGACAAGCCTTTAACTGGATTGGCTTTGACGAGCTAACACAGTGGCCTACACCCTACCCTTGGAACTACATGAGGTCAAGACTACGTACTACTAAAGATAGTGGTCTACCCCTCTACATGAGGGCTACTAGCAATCCAGGTGGACCTGGGCATCAATGGGTTAAGAAGACCTTTATTGACCCTGCTGAACACAACAAGCCCTATTGGGCTACAGATATAGACAGTGGCGAAGTTATTAAATGGCCCAAAGGTCATAGCCGTGAAGGTAAGCCACTATTTAAACGTAAGTTTATACCTGCAACACTTTTTGACAATCCGTATCTTTCTGATGATGGTATGTACGAAGCTAATCTTTTATCTCTGCCTGAGCACCAACGTAGACAGCTACTTGAGGGAGATTGGGATATTAATGAGGG